TAGCATCAACTACAGCATCGAAATCGATAGTAGCAACTTCATCAGTGTTACCAGCGGCAACAGCTTCACTAACAACGTTAGCTAGTACGTGTTTCTCTAGTTGAGAAGCAGAACCCTTGATCATTGCGTCAGTGGTGTAACGTTCAGCAGCAGCCGCAGACTTCATCATGATACGGGTTAGATAAACTGAACCAGTGAAATCGGTTGGCTCTAGAGTTACTTTACCGAAAGCTGGAGTAGCTTCAGGGGAAGTACCATCTTCTAGAACAAAACCAAACGCATTAGTAAAATCTGAGTTTAATGCTGGTAGAGATAGTTTACCGTCACCTTCCAAACCTGAAATTACAGTGATTGGGAATTTAGATAGTACTGAATTAGCACGTAGAATATCGATGAATGAATCATACGCGATAGTTTCTTGAATAAGGTTAGCACCAGTAGTAGTGTTAACAGCACGGATAGCAGAAGCAGGAACTTTTAGACCGCGAGCACCCATGTTAGCACCTTCGAATTCAGCATCTAAATTAGACATTGCACGAAGGCTATTTTGTAAAGAAAAGTTGTTTTCCATAATATTATGATCTTCCTTGATAGGTTGTTTAATTTGACGTTTGAAATCTTCTACGCTAATTCCTTTAGCGATTGCTTCTGAAACGTCTAGTTTTAGTACGCGAGCCATACCTTGTAGTTCGGCAATACGTTTTTCTTCATTTTTATTTATCATTTCTGAATCATCAGTATTTTCTACTTCTGATTCTTCTACTTCTACTTCTGTTTCAGCTTCAGCTTCGGGTTGTTCAGATTCCATTTCTGGATCTTCGGATTCTTGTACTGGTTCTTCTTCGGATTCTTGTACTGATTCAGATTCTGGTGATACTTCGCCAATCAAATTACCTTCAGAATCGTAAACTTTAATACCTTCTTCATCTTCAACGATGGTTCCAGGAATTGACTTAGCACGACCTACGCCAACTAAATCATCTGCCGGTACTGATACCATTGAAATTTCATAAGGCGACCATTTAGTAACATATAAATTATCGCCGTCGATTTGATAATCATTGATTTCATAACCAACAGAAACTTTACGTAGAATACCTTCTTGTACCTGTTGGTACTTTTCATCACCAAGTCCGACACTTGAGAAACGTACTAAAGCACGTCCTACATAATCAGGGTCAATCTTTGCGTCTTCAACTACTCCAATATGTTGATTAAAGTCGTGGTTGAATAGAAGGGCTGCTCCGTTCTTTAAACGGGATAGGTCTACTGCTTCTGGTGTATGAACTAAGATTTCGTTGTATTCACGTCCGTTGATACAACGCATTACCGGGGTCTCTGAACTAAAGGCTATTAGTACTTCACGACTATCATTAGTTGGTAGTTCCTGAATCCTCATTTCCCGCTTGTTGTTCTTCATCACTTCCATGTGATTTTTCTTCCTCAATTTGTTTAAACACTACATCTGGTGAATATCCCATTTCGTGAATAATTTGTTGTTTTGATTTAAGACCTGCTTCAAGTAACATGATTTCATATTGAGCTTCTTTAACCGGATCGATTGAAATATTCTTAACTGGTATATAGTGAGCTACTACTAAATCTTCAAAGTCGCTAAAGCTGCCTAACTTACTATTATTTAGTAATTCATTCGCAAGCCAGTTTGCGTAGATTGGTTTTAGTACGCGACTAATCATCACGTTTGACCGAGTCTTAAATGTTGTTTGCTGTAATCGGTCCGCCAATTTTGCAGCACTGAATGAAGCATTGGATGTATCGCCCATTAGATTCATTTTAGTGATACCTAAAGACATACTAATCTGGTTCATTAAGTTGTTAACAAAATCATTAATACCATCTACACCAGCGTTTGGGTTTACTGCTTTAATGTCCTGACCTGGATTTAATTCATAGATCGCACCAGCTTCAAGGAATTCATAGTTAACACGGGTATCATATCCGTCTTCACTGTCTTCAAGTTCATAATCGGATGTGTTTGAATTAGTAATGAATGAAGTAGTACTTGCTGCGACTTTCTTACTGATTAGTGTTGCCTGGATGTATTCTTGTAGTTCCTGTAGTACTTTCTGACCTGCGAATAAATCTGGTATGCCGCGTTGTTGATTATATACTTCAGGGATAAAGTAATGGATGATTTCATCTGCTGGCACACGTTCATAGGCACCAGTATCAATCTGATATGTGATCGGATTGTAGTTATGAATGTAATAGGCAATTGGTTTACGGGTACTTCCATCGAATTCAATTGAATTACTATAGTAACCATTTTTAGTAAGACCAAAACGAGTACTAACTAATCTTGCGGCATCTACTATTTCATACCTATCACCACGAATACGGATAAAACATTCACCATCACGAGCACGCGTCTTTTCTACTACTTGTTGAAATAGATCAATGCTTAGTTGTCCATCGTATGAAAATGATTCTGGATTTTCAGCATAACGATAAAATAATCGTTCAATTAGCTGATTGGTTACACTGTTATCAGTACCGGGCAAACCGATTTCAACGGCTGGTTTAATTGTAATTCCATCACTACCAACAACACCATCAGCACATTTTTGAATGTAATTTTTTGCTATTGGGTTGTTTAATGATAGTTCACGTGATTTATTGCGAATGTGTGTTAGAGTGAATTTTAGTACTGAATTAATATCAGTTGTTCCAACGCCAGCAACACCAAAATCAACTACTGGTTTACTACCATTTGTAATACTGCGTTTTAGTTCCGTATTGCCAATATGTTTAGTTTCAACATGTCGTTTTTTTGGTTGTTCTGGTTTCTTCCTTGAAAACCATTTCATTTTATTTTCCCCTGAATACAGTCACTGATTTAAAAATCCCCGATTTTTTGCGTAGTCTGTTTACCTTTCTAACGTACATAGCACGTAAGCTAACAAGACTTTCTAATGATGAATTAATAATCGTCTTGTTATTTATAGTTATCTGACTAACAGCATTCTTAGCACGGTCTTCTAGTACTTGATCGATTTCCTTAATCATTGTTAAGGCATCGTTAAGTTCATCACTTGAAGATAGTGGATCGACGATTTGAACCTGTGAGATTTGGATATCACCATTGGCGTTCACTACATATGTGAAATTACCTTCTTGAAAATTAGTAGTATCAATAACTACTGGAGTATCAGTTGAAGTAGTATTTTCATATTCGTAAACTATAGTAGTTTTGTTACCAATGATGATTTTTGTATTTGCGGGAACAACGTATGTGAATTTTTCACCTTTATAGATTAATTCTTTCATTTTATTCCTTAGCTAAACCAGTTGTTACTACGCCTCTTGGGTTGTTTAGTTGGTTTAGTCGTTTTGGGTTGTTCTTCAGTGTATTTATCTTTTTGAATCACTGTTTGTTTCTGTTTTGCTACGAATTCACGTAATTTCTTGTAGGGCTGTGAACCTAATTTACTTAGATAGTACTCTTTAGCTATTAGGGCATAATTGATACAATCGAACGCTTCGTTCCTCTTGTATCCCTTCTTAAGAACCCAATATAGGTTATCACCTTTACGTTTAAGTTCTTCTGAGGTTAATTGTTCAAAGTAGTCATCTGGAAGATCATTTGTGAAATGTATCTGTGTTGGCATTTCTTCGCGATCTTCTGAAACTGCCCCATTAAGTAGACGCCGTATAGTGTTCTTACCTTCATTGACGTTGAGCATTAGTAGTTCATGGCCTCCACTACGACTCTGCTTAAACAGGTCACTGGTAGCAGAAGATGAACCCTTGATAGCCATTACGTTTTTACTAGCACCTGCGAAACGATAGATAGTGGCTGTTGCGTTACCGTTTGATGAGTCAATGAATGATCCAAGTACTTTCACCTTGCGGCCTGATACGGTTGTTAGTGTCGCGTTCAGGAAGTTGTCTAACTCTGTGTAGGCTTTAGCACCGGGTTTAGTACAGTCTGGTGCGTAGAATGATCTATGGTCCAGTACGTATATGTTCTTCTCTGAGAATCCTACTGTGGTTACTTCAAGGCGGTCTAATTGCTGGTCTATGCCGTGGGTAACTGCTAGTACATCGTCTGGTATGTTCTTAATGTCGAATGAACTATCACGAAGGTTTTCTAACAGTACTGAATCCAATTCAGCATTCATTTCATCATCCCAGGGTAAACCAAGGGCATTGTTATAGAAACTCATGAGATTGAATTCAAAGTGTGCCTGTGCGAATTCACCAACTAATCTACGAATTGATGTAATAGGTGAATATAAACGAGATATTAAAAATCCTGCTACGTCTTTTACATCTGGATTAGTGATAACCCATTTACCTAATTTAACCATTCTAATACGTTGTGCTTCTGTGATTTCTTTATCG